TAGAAGTGATACGGGGTTACTATGACGGTGACTACTCATATTGCCCGATGTGTCACGCTAAAAAGTGGGATGCATTGGGCATGAACCTAGAGGCCCACGCTGATGACTGCATGATTGTTGAAGCCCGCTGTCTCCTGGGCCTGCCCGTAGATGAGTGGGGAAATCTTGTAGAGGAGGAGCGATGAGCAAGCGAACAGGACGACAAATCAGAGCGTATTGTAAGGCGGCAGATGCTGGACCGTGGTGTTGGGTTGCGAATGACAAGGATGGGGGATGGGCGCTAGGTACTGGTATTGACGCTCAGGAGAAAGAGTTGGCTGGCGACATTAGTAACGCAGATTTGGATAGCATGATGCTCGATTTGCTGGCCGAGCATCCCGACTCGTTTGATACATCAATACCACGGTTTATCGCCAACGCCCGCACCGACTTGCCTCGTGTGCTAAACGCAGCGATAGCACTGTGGAGAGCGCGGTATACTGACCGCGAAATGATGTTGCGACAAGCGGCGGCCAGGCTTGCTGAATCTGATGATATGGAGTTGTCAGAGGATGAGATTCGGCAGCGTGTGCTTGACGACCGGTTATTGTCTAGTCTTGCATGGCTAGAGGAGGAGGATGATGCACATTAGTGCGAACGTTAGATTCACACTTAGGAAGATCGAGAAGGACTATCTTGGCTTACGCGGAGAAACCTGGTCACTTGCCGAGAAAGAACCGTTGCCGTTACCAATTCTAGGCGCGATTCTCGTAAAGAAGCTGATAGACTTTTGGCTGGCTGTTCATCGTGATCATACCATCGAGGAGATCAATAATTGGATTGCAGATATGGCCGCGTTGATTGGAGAGTTGAGGGCAGAGGAGGATGCCAATGGAAGCACCTAAGCGAATCTATTTGCAAGCAGAGACAGACGAGGATGGCGATTGTTGCACCGAGGAGGCGACCTGGTGCGTTGACAGGATCAATGACTATGATGTGGAATACGTGCGGCGGGATGTAGCAGTGAAGCTGCGGGATCATCTTGGTATCATCTGCGCCGTGTTTAGCTCGTTTGGCATGGAGATGCTACCGGAAGTGACTGAGATTTGGGACGAAACCGCATGGCTAGCAGATTCACCGGGTGTTGAAAGTGGGGAGGAGAGTGAAACGTGAAGATGCGAATGTTTGGAGGCGTGATGGGCTTTGATGTTGAGCGGGTGGTGGGGTTTATTATCAAAGAACACGAAACGACGGTATCTCTGCGAATTGGAGGTACAAATACATATGACATAACTGTTGGAGAGGAGACCCTCAAGGATGAATTAGACGAATGGCTGACTATGGAACTGTGTGAGTCCGATGGGTGAGCATAGGTGGCTGACAGAAGAGCAGATTGAAAAGTTGCTGGACGGGAATGAGCTATATAAACGGACGGGGCCAGAGTTGCGTCTCATAGCCGACTGGCGCGAAATGAGGAAGCTAATCAAACGGTTAGTGATGAAACCTACTGACGCTATTGAGGAACCTGGGATTGCAATGTGTCACTTAGGGCGCTATTGCCTCTATTGCGACTATGAGGGCGCCTTTGATGGAAGCCTCGCCCATCACGATGAAGATTGTCCAATAGAAGAAGGGTGCAACATGATGGAGGCGACCGCTGATGACTAACGCCGCCCTCCGTGCCTTCAGCATAGCCTGGATGGTCGCCCGTATTCTCGTTGGTGAAGTCAGCGTTATTCCGCAGGCTGCGCTTCCTGTCGCCCAGGTAGCCATGAATCGCCTGGAAGCGGGCATGGGCTACGACGGCTGGCACGCTATCGCAGATGAACCTGCGAACTGGGCGATGGATGTGGCGTGGGAAGCGTGGAAGCGGGGCGGGGATGCTGAGGGGGATCTGTTTGCGCTTTCGGATGCTGACTGCGAGGCGCTGGGTGTGACGTGGGGAACGCGGTATGGAAATAATACGTGGGGTGTGACGGTAACGAGGAGGTGGCCATGATGCTAGGCAAGGGGTACTGGGGTGACGTGATTATCACGGAGGATTATGGAGAGCCGAAGGGAGAAATGATGATTGACATAGCTAAATGTCACAATTGTGACAATCGCGCCATCATTCAGGGACTCTGCGCCGAGTGTGCCAGCAAGGAGATCAAGCGGCTACGCAACGAGAACGTCCAGATATTCACAATGGTGAAGTGCAACAACTGTGAGCGAGGGGTGAGGCAGAGATACAACATTCATGGGTTGTGTCACCTGTGCGCGCGGAAGGAGATGACGCGGCTGCGGAGGATTGAGAAGGCAATCCGGGAATGTCCACGAACACTGGCTCAACCTGGTAACATTCCAGCCCTTGTCGAGACGACCCAGTTGAGGGACGCGCTGTATGGGATAGAGAATGGGGGGCAAGCCAAAATGGACTGGCAGAGAGCGTATCAGAAGGTGTCCGAGATTTTAGCAGAACGCACTGAAGAACGAGATCAGTTGAGGAGGGAGATTAAGCGGCTGCGGGCGATTGAGAAGGCGGCTATGTTATGTAACCATGGCAACCGTCAGTCATCAATCGAGCACTGGCGTATGTTGGGTAGAGTATTGGATAGAAAGGGGCTGGGCTGGGGCTATAATTGCAGGGCCATAGCCGATGCGCTGTAAGCTCGGAGGGAAGTACAAGAAACTGTAGCCTTGTTGACAAGTACAGGCAGGTGTGCTATACTGTAGCCACTGTGAGGAAGTCAATAACTGTAGAAAGGCCTACATGATGGGAAATCGCGCCAAGGTAAAATGGTTGACTTCCTCACAGGAGTAGCCTTTCGCCTTGGCGCTTTCCGCATCTAGGGGGAAAACATGAAAGAGATTGAACTTACACAATGCGAGGTTGCGCTAGTGGATGATGCCGACCATGAGTGGCTTAGTCAGCATAAGTGGTATGTAAACAATACTGGCACGTACCTGTATGCGGCGCGCACAATTTGGGATCCCGCTACCAAAAAGAAACGAAGGCTCTACATGCACAGGGCCATTCTCGACGCCCCAGCGCATCTTCAGGCGGATCATATCAACCACAATGGCCTAGACAATAGGCGCGCCAACCTTCGTTTGTGTACGATGGCGCAAAACCAGGCAAACAGTCGCAAGCGGAGGCGTCATACAAGCTCGCGTTTCAAGGGCGTTAGCTGGCACAAGGCGACAAGGAACTGGCGGGCGGCGATCAAGATTGGTCAGCACCACAAGACCTTGGGTTACTTTGAGGACGAAGTAGAGGCGGCTCGCGCCTACGACGTTCGCGCACAGGAAGCCTTTGGAGAGTTCGCCAAACTGAACTTTGCATTGGAGGGGGAATGAGTATTGGGCGCAAGATAGTCTGGGCCTGGAAGAGCGGCGACATTGACACGAAGGCGCAGATGACCGTTAAGGTTAAGCCGGCCTGGGAACTAGGATATTACATCATTCTTTGCGGCAAGTGCGGGCGTCCGGCAAAGGTGCTTAGCGGACCGTTCCCGTATTATCAAGGGTGCTACCGTTGTGAGGCGCATAGACATGATGAAGCGACCTGATCCTCTCTCGTGTGGTTGTGTTCGAGGATTCCACCAGTGCCCTGAGGCCGTAGCATTATGGGCCGCAGAGACGGCGGCGTATGAGGAGGCAAAACAGAAGGGCAACTGGGATAAGTATGAGCAGGCGGGCAGGGCGGCGTTTCTTATAACGGCCTTCGGTATTGGGGTTTTAGTTGTATGTTGTGGGGTGGCGATTTCCTTTTTCGTGTAAGGAGGTAGAATGAGTAAAGGCAGGTGGTTCATAGCGGCGTGTGCGCTGGGGGTCTTGGGGTACGCACTCATATCGTGCGGATTGTGGACGCTGGTGCGTTGACTAAAACAGGATTTAGTGGTAGAATTGTTGGGTAGGAGTGGGGACTTTGTGCAAAGTGCAGAAGGGGACATGATGGTCGAGGTTCATAGATACGGGTTCGACATGGAGTGGGCGCACCACAGGCACGGGGTCCGGGTGGACGACGAGAGAATGCCGGAGTACGTCGAGGATGTGCTCAGGCAGGTGAAGAGGAGCGGCAACGGGTTCGTGGGGACGGGGGATTTGGCGATATACGGTTACCTGATTGATGAAGGTGATCTGTACGTGCTCGTCATCCTTCACGGGGCGGAGAGCTACTGCCTGGAGATGACGGCGGAGGCGGTTCATGCGAGACATGTGGAAGCAGTGTCCTGAGTGCTTGGGTCTTGGAAAAGTTGATGGGAAGAAGTGCCCGCGTTGTCGGGGAAAGCTGTGCGTGAGGGTGAAGAAATGAGGGGGGGGTTGGATGGCAGATGTAATGGTCAAGGCCAGTCTTTTGGGTCCGCCGATGGGCAAGCGGATCACCGTTGACTGCTCGTGTGGTTTCGTGTTCCCGGGGATTGAGTACATGGGTGACTACTATTGCCCGGAATGCGGTATGCGTAACGTTGTCACGATTGGATCATTTTACGAGGGGGAGATAGATGACATTCGAGTGTTATGTATGTGGAGCAGAAGCGGAAGGTGGGTACCATGTGTTCGTGAAGGCCCAGAAGCCCCAGGAGAAGGACAACTTCCGGGACGTCTGTGAGGGTTGCATGACGACCATGCTGGAGGCGACGGAGGGCGGGTACGAGGTCTTGGCGGAGCCGAAGGTGGTTGCTGAGGCTCCTGACTTGAAGGAGCTGTTCAGGGAGGCGATGAAGATACTCCCGAATAGGGTGAGGCACGGGATCTATGAGGCGTTCTGGGAGAAGTGTGAGAGGGCGCTGGGATGACTTTGCGCGAAGTTGAAGAGGCCCTTGGATTGGTCTGTGAGAATACTGGTACTATAATGGGAATCTTCAGGCACATGGAGATTACAGAGGAGGTTCTCGCTTTGCGCAAAGCGGGCAATCCCGGGAGAGCAGAAGAAATAGACAGGCTGTTCCCGTGCCGCAAATGGCCCGCCGTATTGTATAGGGAGGGGCCTGAGAGTCTTTACAGGTTGCACGTGAACCAGTTGGTGGATAAGTTGCTGGCAGGCAAGGGTCTTGACACTCCGACGGGGGTGGAGATGGCCTGTATGCTTGTGGGCGTGGCTGAGAGGGCCCCCATTAAGTATGACTACCTGCAATACTTAGCTGCAAAGTCGCCTAAGACTATGGAGGCGCTAGGGATTGGGGATTACGAGGCTGTTGACCCGAAGAACCCTATGATTGAGGAGACGTTCTGCAGGGCGTTTGAGAAGGTGGGGGTCAACAGGGAGAGGCAGTATAAGTTGGGAGTGAAAAGGCATGGCCACATTAGCTGATTTGCGACAGGACCCTAGAAATGCCCGTAAACATTCAGCGCGTGGCTTTGGGATGCTAGTTGATACCATTCAGGAAGTCGGCGCAGCACGTTCCGGTGTATGTGATGAGGATGGTGTAATCTTGGCAGGCAACTTGACCTGGGAAGCCATGGCCGAGGCCGGCATTGACAAGGTGAAGATTGTAGATGCTGAGGGCGATGAGTGGGTGGTCGTTCGGCGCAAAGGGCTGAGTGATAAACAGAAGGTCAAGCTGGCAATCGGTGATAACAGAATTGGGGAATTGTCTGAATGGGATGTAGATGTACTAGAGGGGTTGGACATTGACCTGGGCGATATGTGGTTTGATTCAGAGCTTGCAGAGATAGGGCTAGTCGATCCGGCTGACGTAGTATTTCCGGAATATGATGAATCTATAGCTAACGAGGTAGAATACATCGAATGTCCCGAGTGTGGTCACAAATGGCTAAAATAGATTATGTGACCATCCTTGAGGAAGCGTGGCGGCAGCATCTTGAAGAACGTAAGCTGGATGCCCCGACGCTGATAAGCACTTTCGCGGGTTGCGGCGGTTCCTCCCTCGGCTACAGCATGGCAGGGTTTCGGGAACTCCCGGCAGTCGAATGGAATGATAACGCAGTTGCAACGTTCAAGCTAAACTTCCCAGATGTGCTAGTTTATCACGGAGACATTCATAAGCTAACGGTCGAAAAGTGCTTAGAGATGACCGGCTTACACCCTGGAGAGCTTGACCTATTAGACAGTTCACCACCTTGTCAGGGATTCAGCACAGCAGGCAAGCGACAGATGAACGACAAGCGCAATCAGCTTTACATGGAGTTTGTACGATTGCTCAGAGGACTAAGGCCAAAGGTATTCGTGATGGAAAACGTAAGCGGTCTAGTCAAGGGCAAGATGAAGCTAGTATTTGCTGACATCATGCAAGAGCTGAAGGCAAGCGGGTATAGAGTGCGATGCAAGCCACTCAATGCGATGTACTTTCAGGTTCCGCAATCAAGGCAGCGGTTAATCTGGATAGGCGTGAGGGATGACTTGGAAGGCGGGGTAAGTTATCCGAGCGCAAGCAATAGGCCAATAATAGTCCAAGATGGTTTGTTGGGACTAGATGAGACGCAGCAAAGTGATGAGATTTGCCATGTGTGGATTGAACCAAAACCTAATAGCAAGACGCATAGGGCTTTAAGGTGTACGCCACAAGGCGCAACGTTGCGGGGATTCACAATGAGCCGAAGGTTAGCATGGGGCCGCGTGGCAGGGACTATCCAGACCGGTGGAGTTGCGCCTTGTTATCCTGGATCAAGTTGGCCGTCACATCCAACGCGGCATAGAGGCATAAGTACAAGAGAGGCGGCAAGGCTATCCTCATTTCCTGATAGGTTCAGATTCAAGGGCTGGCGAGAGGGGGCGTTAAGTATCGGCAACTCCGTCCCGCCGCTATTCATGCGGGCAATCGCCAGGCATATCAGAGTAGAGATATTGAGCGTATGACAGGCCTGGGGCTAGAGCCCCGGTTGATAACTACTTAGGTGAATAATGGCAGGTAAACGTAGAAGTGCAGCACAGATAGCGCGAGATAGACGGAGAATAGCAGACCTTTATCTCAGAGGTGAGTTACAGGTTGCCATCGCTGAAGAGGTAGGAATCAGCCAAACGACAGTAAGTCGTGATCTTAAGGCACTACAAGCTGAGTGGCTCAAGTCTAGTTTGATAGACTATAACGAAGTCAAGGCGCAAGAGCTTGCTCGGATCGATACCTTAGAGCGTGAATACTGGCAGGCATGGCAGCGTAGTTGTGAGGATGCTGAGACTATTCGCAAGAAGAAGGCAGAGATTGCTGGGGTAAAGCGTAAGGAGATTGTCACTACTGCTAAGGGGCAGGTAGGTGATCCTCGTTTTTTGACGGGGGTACAGTGGTGTATTGAGCGTCGTTGTAAAGTGTTGGGTATTGATGCACCAGACAAAGTTGAAGGGTCGGTGATTTTAGAGATAGCATATGCCAAAACAGGTCAGGAAACTGCTGCCGAGCCAGTGGGACTTCGTGATGAGCGACAAGAGCGAGTGCCTGCTGAGCGGGGCGTGGGGAAGCGGGAAGACTAGGGCGCTCTGCGAGAAGACTGTCAAGCTCTGCGTAGAGAATCCGGGCAACCGGGTGGGGCTATTCAGGAAGGAAGGCAAGGCGTTGGAAGCCACGACGTTGGTCACTCTCCTCGAGGGGGATGGTAGTATGCCGCCCGTCTTGCCGCCGGAGGCCATCATTAAGCACATCCGCAGGCCTTACGGGCGCATCGTGATCCGGACGCAAGGCGACCCGAGCGAGATAGTCTATGGGGGGCTCACCCAGAAGTCGGTCGTCAAGAGTTGGGTCAAGGGGCTCAACCTTGGCGGCTTTTGCGTAGACCAGATGGAGGAGTTGGACTTCTCTGACTACATGCTTCTCTTGGGGCGGATCAGGCTGGACGTCCCGAAGATCAGGCAGGCGTGCGGTGCTTGCAACCCCGGTTCTCCCAGTCATTGGATTCATGAGCGGTTCTTTGACAGCCCGGACAAGAACATGTGGGTCGGTTCTTCGAGCTCGTTTGACAACCCGTTCCTTCCCGAGCAGTACAGGAATTCGTTGTCCAGGTTGCGGGGCAGGTACTACCAGAGATATGCCCTTGGGCTGTGGATAGGGTTCGAGGGGCTGATATATCCTAACTTCGACCCGAAGGTCCACGTGATCCCCAGATTCGATATTCCCGTGGAGTGGACGCGATTCCTTGCGGTGGACTTCGGTTACGTCCATCCGGCGTGCGCACAATTGTGGGCCTGGGATCCGAAAGCAGACATATTGTATCTGGACAAGGAGATATATGTCACCCAGAAGTTTACCGTGGACTTGGCGAAGGAGATCAAGAGCCTTTGGGGCAAGAGGGTGAACCCGGCCAAGGTCGTGGTTATAGCTGACCATGACGCCGAGGAGTGTGCCGTATTCAGGCGGGAGGGGTTCAGGGTCATCCCGGCGGACAAGAGGGTAAAGGAGGGCATACAGAAGGTCTATGCCAGGGTGGGTAATGAGCAGGAGTTGCCGGAAGACAAAAGGTCAGAACCCAGTCTGTTCTTCTTTGAGGATGCGTTGGAATACATAGATGAGACGTTGGCATTTGCAGAAGAAGGCGTTAAGTTCCCGTGTTGCACCGTTGATGAGATGCAGGTCTATGAGTGGTTGAAGGAGAAGGAGATACCAAGGAAGAAGTTCGACCATGGGATGGATACGACACGATATACTTGCATGACAGCCTTTAGCATACCAGAGGAACAGAAGCGGGAGGTCAAGAGCGTGTGGGCACCGGGGTATCGGATAGGGAAAGGGTTGACGAGGGGGAGGGGATGATGGAGCACAAGTGCGCGGAGAATGAGGGCGCTGGCAGATGCATGATATAACGTTGTTCCTGGAGTGCATGTGCTACAGCGATGAGCACGTCTTGAGATGGGACCTCATCACCGACCCGGAGTGGCCCGGCTTGTACGCGTCGGTGTTCCTGAACCAATACCGGAACGTGTTCAAGCGCGTCTGGGTCGCCGTCAAGTACGTCCTCGGGTACAAGTGCAAGTACGGTCACTGGGATTGCTTCGAGATGAACCCAAAAGACATAGGGCGGATGAAGGCCCTGCTGGATGCATACCGGGAGGCGGTGGATGATTCGATGGAGGAGGACAAGCAGAGGATGCTGGAGGAGATGGTGGTGAGGCATGGAGACTCTTGAGGAGGCTGCCAAGTCGGTGGGGAAGGTAGACTGGGATCAATTCGTGACGGCCATCTGCGAGAGTTGGGAGCGGGCGATTGAGGAGTTCTGCTGCTGGGCAGAGCATTGCAGGGAGATGTTCGCGGAGGCCGAGGCCAAGTGGGCAGAAGCTAGCGGAAAGCCGCCGACGACCGGAGAAGAGAGGAAGCAGGCGTGGTTCAACTACGTGTGTGAAAGGGATGGGCAAGGCGTTCGAGATGAATGACGATGGTTGGTCGTCCCACGGGACGTGGCCATCAGGAGGAGGGCGGGGATGAGTGAGATGCTGCGGTGCGGGGACTGCGCGCTGTTCGAGCAGGGCAGCACAGCTGCCCTTTACAACTGGTGGGGTGACTGTGAGGTAAGCCCGGATCCCCTCTCGGTGCATGGCTCGGACGAGGCGTGCAAGAAGTTCAAGCCGAAGGAGGAACCTGAGCTACCAGTGGAGAAAGTATGCGAATGGGACATAGGTGACTTCACGATGCGCGAGACTGGGGATGTGCAGGAGCTGCCAGTGGAAGACGTGTGTATCAATATCTTTGATTCTGCGCTTGTGCGGTTAGGAGGATATAAGGCAGTATACATTTATCGATTCCCTTGGCTTGCGTTCAACCCCAAAGGTTGGCGGCAGTGGATCGTGTTCCTGTGGGGGACGGACGTCTGGTTCGGGAGGTGGCCGTTCCTCAAATGTGTAGTGGCGGTGAACGTCTTGGCATGGGGGTTGATGTGGATACTGGGATGAAAGAGCAGCACATGATACCGTTCGAGCTGCCTGCGTACTTTTTTCATGCGTTGATGAATGAGCTGATATTCGGAACGAGCATATACAGGGATAGAGGCAATGCCTTGCATGATCCGGAAGTGTGCAACAGGCTCTACAAGATGCTGGCCGCGCAGGTAGGGCAGGAAATCGTGGAGGGAAAGGATGAACCTAGCCGATCAATTAGAAGAACTTGACAGGGGATTAAGCAAGGTGCGCACAG